ATTCCCCATGTGTTAGGTTTATCTTGTGGTTTATTTTCTTTTGGTTGCGGTGTATCCGGATAGTCACGATCGATTGCCATTTGACAATAATGAATTGCTTTTTCCAAATCTTGTTTTTGATTCTTCTGTTTGTGTCTACATAAATATTTAATTGCATTGCCTTCCGCAAAAGGAATATTATTTTTATTAATAAATTCTGATGGTTGAATAACCATAGACTTATAATGACTCCCACCGACCTGACGTTTATATATATCGCTCATATTCTATATCCTTTATAACTATCTTTAGGTCTTACTATATGTAATGTTTCTTTAGTTCTAGTTGCCCCAACATAAAACAATCTCTCTTCATCATCAGGATTATTTTCATAACCCTTCATTGTGTTTTCTGTTAGATCAGTTAACAAAACAACATTGTCTGCTTCACCACCTTTAGCTCCGTGTATAGTTGATAGATTAATTCTAGGATCTTGATTTAATTTCTCTCCATTATTTTTCATTGATCTAATATATTCTACTCTTCTGTATGGGGCATCGTCAAAAGCTTCGTACCAAACCTTATCAGTTTTTAAACCATGCTTTCCCTTTAATGCATCTATACCATAAAAAGATTCTTTTGCCATACCTAACAATCCTTTTTTATTTCTATGTTCCGGTGTCATATAACTATAAATTTTTTCTATAGATTTATAAGAAATTAAATGTCCCTTTCTTAAATTTTCATAATCAGTTATGGCTTGATATAAATCTGATTCATAATTTCTTTTGTTTCTATTTTTAAAATACATTCCATCTTCATATAAAACTTTTTCAACATCATTTAATTGATGATTAGTTCTACTTAATACTAACCAATTTCCTTCTTTTAAGTTTATTTGATCAAAACTATCGTACCATTTTATCTCTCCTTCTCTTTCAGAAGGTAGCCAATTCTTCTTGATTCTTTTTGAAATTCGGTTTACAATATTCGCCGCTAATTTATGAACTTTAGATGGTACTCTAAAGGACTGAATTAACTGGTTAATTTGACCATCTAATACAATAAAACTATCTACATCTGCTCCAGCCCATCTAAATATTGCCTGGTCATCATCACCTGCAACAAAAGAATCTTCTGTATTATTCCAAATAGTTCTAGCCATTTGCCATTGTATTTTAGATAAATCCTGGGCCTCATCTATAAATGTTACATCAAACTTAGGACAGTTATCACTCTTAATAAAATCTGTAATCATGTCATGAAAATCTATAAGACCATATTCTCTTTTATATTTTTTTATTTCCTGGTCCAAGATAATAAGTTTTTCTCTCGAGACTTCTTTAGTATGTTCACCCAGGTCATACTGGTTCATTACACTAATCTCTTTATGTCTAGCTTTATCTATAATACTTAATTCTTCACTATTGGAAGTAAAGAAAGCATTCCCTTCATCGTGTTCCCATGCAGGTACAGATAAAGGAAGTTTTAATTTCTCTCCTAAATCTCTGTAATGAAAAGGTTGCATAACATTATCTTTTTTTAATCCTAGCTTTCTAAATGCTAGTGAATGTAAAGTTCTAAAGTATGGTAGATCATCTTCAGATAAATTAAATTTTTTCATTGCTCTGTCTCTAGCTTCGTATGCAGCTTTCTGAGTAAAAGCAAAATAACCTATCTTATCAGGATCAGTTTGTTTTAAATATTCATCTACTTTATTAAGTAATGTGTGAGTCTTACCTGTACCTGGAGGACCTAATACTATTGTTGTCACTTCACACTCCTAAAAAAATTTCTCCATATAGCTGATCTAATAATAGATACTACAGTAAATATTAATGCAATATGTAAACTATCCCAAATAGTTGGATACAATCCAAAGAATGGAAAAATATATAATTGAATAAGGATAGCGAGGATTAATCCACTACCTACATCAATAAAACTTTCAATAAAACATCTTAACTTCATTAATATGGGTCCTTAGGTTTATAATCAGGTGATTTAAAATCTGTTTTAGTACTACTAAATTTTTTAACATACATAACTTTGATACTTTTACCACTTGCATCTATTACTTTAATCTTTGCATCAAACCATTCTTTCATCCAAGCCGATGTCTTTTGGTAATCATGGGACCATCTTCTTCTCTGTAAGTGGTCATGGAAGAAATGTCTAAATTTAAAGTAATGATTCTCATCATCACTCCAAACATTCCCTCTTTCAATATCTTCTTTTCTTTTTGTTTGTCTTCTATCACTACAATAATCTTCTAAGTGTTCTCGTAACTGGTCTTCTGTTTTCATTCCTTCAGGTGCATCTATTATTTCTCTCCCTGCTAATAAACCATTGATCATTTCTTTCCAATCTTTAGTTTTTAAAGTTGGTGGTAGCATTCCAACCCCTGCTATACATGCTTCTTCAAATAATGATTGTTGTCTTAGATGTTTTGGAGTATCTAATCTTAATCTTTTACCATCTACGTTTAAATAATAATAAGGATGTTCTAATTGAATCTCTTGTAGGTCGCTTAACTCAGGGAAAGTAGGTGCATTACCTATACCATGTTTTCTTTTCTTACATAAAGATTTATCGCAATGACTACACATTGGTTCATCTTTACATTTATATCCCCAGTCTTTTTTCTCATGTTGTTTCTTAATTGTATCAATCTCATATTGTTCTAAATCTCCGATCATATAATTTTCATGGAACCAGGAAATTTTTTCTTTCCAGTTCTTCCATTTCTTTTTAGCAAAGACTCCGAAATGAAATAAAGCAAGGTTTCTATTCTCTGCAATTTTACTTGTGGCCAGTGTCTCGATACATGGAGGCCCATCAGAAAATTCTGACTCAGGCCTCTGTACCTTTATAGAACCAACATCTAGTTGTTTTACGTTATTTGTGATCCTATAAAATTCTTCTAAACTTGCTGCTGTTCCATCTTCTTTGAACGCATATCTTGTTGTGTCATCACCTTTGAAGTAAGGAAGATTTAAAAAGTTTCCTGTATCTTCTTCTGACTTTAATTCTATTTGTTTTGGAAATACTTCTGCATTAGCAAATCCAAGTATAGCTCTTATCTCTAAGAGTTTATCTCTCATTATTTTTGCTTCAATAAATGTTTGAGAGAATAAAAAGATATGTGCTCCCCCACTTTTAGATCTACATACTACTAATGGTAATTTTAAAACTTTAATTTTATTTAATAATTTTTTATGATCAAACCCTGCATAAGAATCTACATCTATACAGCCCCATATACATTTGTTATCCTCATTAATAGGTATAACTCCTAATGTAGGTTCAGTTCCTTCTAAGTGATTTAAATAATGAGTTGATGTAACTGGTTCTCTTCTAACAAAAGATTTTCCTTTTAATTTTTCACCATTGGTTGGTTGAACATTAATGTAGGTACATCCATGAGCCCTCTTTAATCCGTCAAATATCTTTTCAAATTCTGTCATAGCTTTATTAAGAGGCGCTTCCACTCTCGCTTAGGCGCCTCTCGTTGCAACTTATTCCGTTAGGAATTCGTTAGTAAGGAGTTGCCTCCGACTTTGCAGAATCTGCTCCATGTTTAGCTTGAACATTTCCCTTTGATATATTCAAAGAAAAACCTTTAGCTTGATCATAGATTGCTCTATCTTGTACAGGACCAATTTTATCTACATCCCATCCAAACCATGTTCCTTTGTCGTTAGACTGTTGAACAGTAGTCAAGTTATACACATGACTATAAGTTGGCGGTGTAAACAAACCAGTTTTACCCTGTAGTTTGATGCCCATCATCATTGTATTCCATTTACGGCTAGTCTTTAATTGAGTAGCCTTCATAGTAATCAATGCTGTGCTAGGATTATCGCCGAGTAACATGATAAAATGACTTGCGGTATTCTCAAGATAATTACCATTAGGTAATCTATCTTTATTCATAGCATCTCTTTTAGCTGATGCTACTGCCTCAGAATCCACAGCATGTACTGCTACTGGTGCGCCCATTGACTCTCCTCTATCCTTCCATTCCACGTATTCTCTTTTATAAAAACACGGAATTACTTGGATACCTTTTTTACCATCATAAAGTTCATTTGTGACAGTATTTAAGATCATACCGGGAGCTGCGCCCTCGATATATTTAGCGTGTCTGGAATTAACTTCCGGAGACAGCTGACCTAAAACTTTCAGAAATGGTAATGCAAGATCGTCTTGCGACATCGACTGAAAGCCAGCGTTCGCATCATCCTCAAATAGAGTAGCTGATGGAAGCTTAGCGTTTATCTTTGGGATAACCGCATTTTGCTCGTTTTTTGCTTCGTTGTTCATAGTTATTGTTTCTTTGTTAATTTGGTACGGTTTCCTACGTACACGTTGAATGTGTCCATTGGCAAATCTTTACCTGCCTCAATACGCTCACGGACTAGCGCTTTTAAAGTCATGGGCTCTACCTTCAACTTTTGTGTCGGTTCGAACCCCTGACTCTTCGCAAGGTTAGCATAATCTACCGCCTTGTTATCTTCGTTACGTCCAAAGGAAACGGTCACATCATTTTTAATAATGTCACCTAGGCCATTGTCCCGAAGCCATTTATATGCTTTCTCTCTGTTTGCGACAGAAATACTTGCAGTATAGAAAGGTTTAACGTCAACTGATGAACCATCAGCTAACTTCAATTGAGATAATCCCATCTCTGATAACATAGTTGGAATTACATCTTCTGAAATTCTTGAAATCTCTTTTTGTGTTTGTTTAATCTTTTCTTCTTGAGCTTTTACTTCAGCTTCTAAATCTCTTAGTCTTAACACTTGGTCTGATAATGATTTTATTTCTGTCGTTCTAGTTAATACTTCTTCTTGGTCTTTCTCAAAATCTATGGCCATTATTCTATCGCTCCTTTTTCGTACAAGTTAATTGTTATCGGATAATATTTTCTTTCTTGTTGATCCCATTTTAATAATTTATATTTGCCGTTTGTTATATCACTAACAATTGAACATGCAACACCTATTATTGCTGGGTCCCCAGTTAAAAGTAAATAATCTTTATCACTAAAATTTTTTAGCCCTTGTCTTAATTTAAAAATAAGTGGACCAGGAGAAAAAATTATTTGTGAAAGTTCTGGAAGCAAAAATTTAAATTCACCGTAATCAGCTGCACCTAATATATTTATTTTAGGTCTACCAACTCTGGTTCCTGCAATCTCTTGAATAACATAAACTGTATTTTCTGCTTTCATTACTATTGACTTATATATTGTTTTAATATAATGTCAAGAGCATAGAAAGAAAAAGTTATGAAATATAAATTTAAAACAAAACCTTATAAGCATCAGCTTGATGCTCTTGAGATTTCTTGGAATAAAGAAGTCTATGCATATTTTATGGAAATGGGAACTGGTAAAACAAAAGTTCTCATAGATAATATGTCTATGCTTTATGACAATGGAAAAATTGATGGTGCCTTAATTATAGCACCAAAGGGTGTAGTAGGGACCTGGTATAAGCAAGAGATACCAACGCATTTAGTCGATCATGTCGAAAATAAGGCAATTTTATGGCAATCAAATTTTACAAAAGAATACTCTAGAAAACTAGGTAATCTTTTTAAATCGGATGCTGACTTACATATTTTAATTATGAATGTAGAAGCTTTAAGTACTACAAAAGGTGTAGACTTTGCATCTAAGTTTTTATCTTCTCATAATACTTTAATGGCTATTGATGAAAGTACTACTATTAAAAATCCTAAAGCTAAAAGAACTAAAAATATTTTAAGACTTTCTAAACTTGCTAAGTATAGAAGAATAATGACAGGTTCTCCTGTTACTAAAAATCCATTAGACTTATATAGTCAATGTGAATATTTAGACCCGTTTTGTTTAGACTTTGCATCTTTCTATGCATTCAGAAATAGATATGCCGAAATGAGAACAGCTAACTTCTACGGAAGAAGTGTTCAAATTGTGGCGAAATTTCGTCATCTTGATGAACTTGCAGAGAAATTAAAACCGTTTTCTTATAGAGTTTTAAAAGAAGATTGTTTAGATCTTCCTGAAAAAACTTTTATGAAAAGAGTAATTGAATTAAGTAAAGAACAAAGAGAGCTATATGCTCAAATGAAAAAGATGGCACTTGCCATGTTAAACGGAAAAGTTGTTACAACTAAAACTGCTCTTACTCAAATAATGAGATTGCA